CCGTGCCAGATTTTACCTCCTGAAATAACAATCGGGTTAGTTGGATCAAGAGGATTAGGCACATTAATACTTGTAGTTCCTAAATTTGGTAAGTTATCAATGGTAATGGTTTGCTGTGCTGTTGCGATATTTGAGCTATTACCTATGAATAATTGACCTGAGGGGAGGGTAGTACTTAAATAATCTTCTCCGGGGACGGCAATTTGTATAACGCCATCTTTGTTTTTCATTAAGCCGTTATTTAGTTGATTTAAGGCTTGAGCGTTTGGAAGGTCAGAATTTGGTTGCTGCAAGATATATGTTGCATCCTTTGGTGCTGATCCTCCACCGGCATCTATAAATGATAGAACACCATTGCCATTTGTTGCCAGTACCTGCCCATCAGTTCCATCCTGCAGCGGTAATCTCCAGATGGTATTTTGAGTTAAATTACCAGCAATAAAACCTACATAATAATCATTAGAAGGATTACTCCACTTTAGCCTATTAGTAATAATATCTTCAGTATTAGTGATATTGGTAGAGTTAATGCCGTTTGCATATATTGTATAAAGCTCAGCAGTACCACCGGTAATAATAGGAGACAGAATACTTTCAAAACTGGCTTCTTTTGCATATAAATAATTAATTGGAGTAAGTCCTTCACCTCTATTAGCTAGTGCTAAGAAAGCTGCCTTTTCCCTATCAAAACCCGGATTAAAATTATTAGCCATTACTTTAGAACTTAATTTGGTGCAATGATTCTAAACGTTCTTGTGCGTCTATGTTACTAACACTCTGACCGGCAAAATCAGGTAACACAGGAGGTATATCATCACTTGTAAAGTTGATATTTTCTAAAATAGCAGGAGAACTATTACCAGTTGCATCAGGGCCTTGCGGGGTCTCTATCCCAAACGGGCGAGGATTTTGTACGGCTTTTGGATCACCTTTTATTTGTGGTGGCCTATTCTGCTCGTTTGGCTCATCAACAAAAGGTCGTCCGACTATTGCCCCTGTCCAGACTAACTGATTACCGCGCCATTCATATTGCTTAACTAGATCAGACCTGCTAAAAGGAAACCCTGAATAATCACAAGTTCCAATAGGTTCAATTACGTCCTTTCTAACGTAATCTCCCATTTGGGTATTTACAGGAGTGTTCTTTAAACTAGTCACTATATACCTCCAGCTTAAGTGGTACTTCCGTCGTATTATTAATTACTGCCGGACTCAGCGTTTCCTGATATCTCATTTTTAAACCTTCTTCTTTTTCAGGGGCGTATTGTGCTGCTAGCATGCTTGCTAACCCATATATTAGAGGAGTATAAAAATATGCCGGAATATCAATACCTTGCGTATAATTCTCTAGCGTTTCTATACTGCTTTGACCGCTATACATTATTAAATTATACATTGGAGCAGCAGTCTGCCATATATACAAGGATGGAGTCCGCTGGTAATCAACGTAGTAAATAGTAGGCCTGCCGATTTGCGATTTATTTGGATAGGTGAGATATTCATATCTGGATACCTCGCTCATGGTAGTATCCTGGCTTATACTATTAAAATAAAGTTCTTCAATGTCGAGTGTATACCCTCCTGTTTCTCTAATTCTATATGCCCTTGCGTAAATTGGATCAGATATATAAAACCATGAAATTACATGTGCTTTATATGGATATGATGGAGGAAGAGTAAAAACAGTAAACCAATTTATCGTATCTTGTGATGCTTCTAAAACTAAGCTATACTCCCTATCTACATTTGATTGTACACCTAGAATTTTGATTACTTGGGGAGTAGAATAAGCATAACCTATCAAGCCGTTTACTTGGTCTTGAGTACAAGCAGTATTAGGATTACCATCAAACGCATAAGCTGCTACTCCTCCATAGCCTCCGTTATTCGGTACTCCACCAAAATTCTGTCTTACGTTACTTCTTAAAAATACCTGAAATACTTTAGTAATGTTGCTCGGCAAAGGATAAGATGCTTGCCCTGGAGTTAAAAAAACAGGATTTAATTTTAGTGTCCATAAGTTAACATTGGAGTTAGTCCAATCGCTTAAGATAAAATTGATAATATTAAGTGCTGAATTATATTGCTCGGCAGTTACCATGCTTAGAGGCATACCAATTAACTCATAAGCCTTTCTGATAATCAGCTCTGCTTTTATGTTACTAAAGCTATAACTTCCACTAGTTGCCGGCATTTTATCTTTCTCTTTAACTTACAATTGCAGGAATTGGAATTTGAGAACTGATCCAGCTGCGTTAGGATCAATTTTAATGAGTAAATTCTGGGCTAAATTATTACTTTGTATTAATGCTGCTTTATTAGAAGCAGCAGCAAACGCAATAAAATTACCATTAGCATCGCTTGTTAAAGTATCGTATTTTCCTATTCCTATATTATTTTTTAAGGATAGAAATATCTGATAACTAGGAGGACTAACTGTAGCCGGTATTATATTTAGAGCATAATTTATAAAAGCCGTATTCTGTTTGGCAGTATTTAATAAAATAATTGGAAAATATCCAACAGAAGCAACGCCAATTTGAACGGTAGAACCTGTAGTACCGCTTGGAATTATCTGTAGTAATGTATCAAAGCAGTTGACGCTTGTAACTGTTGTATTTGCAGTTGGACCTTTTAAGGTTTCACTAATAAAAACCCCATTCTGATAACCGGTAATAAGAAAATTAATCCCAGAAAGATCGTTAGTTGAATTAAGCGTAATTCTTGGAACAATCCCAAAATCATCAACAAAGTTAACTGTTCTTGTAGTTTTGTTGACATAAGAACCATTTAACAGCAGTGGAATATTTGCGGTTAGTGCTTGAGTAAGAGCTATCCCATTTTTAAGCGTTGTATCCGGCCAATTATACTCGTAGAACTGAGACATGATTATTCCTCCTTTTTGTCCATTCGCTGCAAGACTTCTCTGTAACCGTCAATCTTTCCTTTAGATAAAATCAACAAATGAGTCAGTTTTTTATTTTCTTCTTTATAAAGATTTATTTTTTCTAAAATACCTGCTTGAAGCAGAACAAGCTTTTGATGTTCTTTTTCTGCTTCTTCAAGTAATCCTTGTAGTTCTTTTTCCATAAGGTTTAAGCAGTTGATCCTTGTGCGCCGATTACCCCAAGAGGAGTAAACATACCAAAAGAATAACGACCTGATGCAAGCACTGACATGGTTTCAGTTACAGGATCAGTTGTTACGTTAACTTTAAGCGGACGTCTTACAAAATGTTTACGAGTTCCCTTAACGTTAGTTAATCCAAACCAGTTGCTAGGATTTGTTAAGAAATGGCTTACCTCATAACCTTGCGGAATAGCCTTCATGTTATAAAGTGCATTTACGTCGTTATTAGCCGTTCCTGTTCTAAATACAGATTCAAGTAGCCTGCAACCTGAAAACATTAAGTCTTGTGGAAGTAACAATCTCTCAATTTGAGCATTAATTAGCAGTCCTGCCTGATCTTTCATTTTACCCGCTAGTATTACTGCCTGTTCAACGCCAACTTCACTAAAGTCGACATTAATATTAGCACCGTTATACCCTGCCACGCGGTTAGAATAAACACCGCCGTCATAAGGTTGGGTAAAAGAGCAAAGAGGTTGTCCGTTAGCCAAAGTAGCTGCTGTATTAAATGCTTGGTTAAAAGGATTCATTGCTACTACTTCTCTGGTTTGTTCATAAGAAGTAGTAAGCGATTTAGTACCATTAAAGAACTGATCGGCGTAAAGATCATCTTCCATGGCAATATTAGTAATCTGAAACCCAAGGGCAAATTCCCGATGGACAAATTCATAAACAAACCGCTCAGCCATGCTATCCATTTTAATAGGAGCACCTTGAGTTTTCTCAAGAGCGTAACCTGTTCCTCTAATATCAACCATCCTTTCGGTATGTTTGACAGAATTAGCCTGTTCATAGATTTTGGTATATTCCCCCTTAAACCGATCATACTGAGACTTTACCTCATACAGACCCGGCCAAAGCAGACTTGGAATATCACCGGTTGTTATAATAGACATAATTATTTACCTTTATTTTTAGTTTTACTTTTCTTTACTGATCCTGCCTTAACAGGTGTTTTCTTCTTCTCTTTCGGTAGATATAATCCTTCCTTTAAAAGAGACGGCATATTGCCTGTTGTAGTTATAGACATATCTTCTCCTCCTACGATAGATCAGGACCAATTACACCGACTGAGCCGTAAACATGCTTATTAAACTTAACTAGTAGGTTAGTAAACGGCATATTTCCCCCAGGGACTAATCCTGCAGGATTTGCGTTGCCTGTAATGACTGGATCAATACCGATAATTTTTACGTCAAGAGTATTGGTATTTGCAATGCTCGAGCCGTCAAGATAGTAAGCAGAGCCGTATATATTACTACCGCTGCGTGGATTCTCACTCGAGGTGTTATTGGTAATCGTTTTTCCTGCTATATTTAGGTTAGCATTTAAGCCGTTTTGGGTATTTAGATAGATAGTCTTAACAACATCTGCTGCTACTGACACTGATACTTGAACTCTAAATACTGCCATAGGGTCATCATTAACAAAGGCAATGATTTTTGTATCCTTTTTAACTTGCCTGCCTCCTGGCCAATAATCAGAGTTTACTTGATAACCGCTCTGGGCATCGATAAATTGACAACCCATAAATACACCGACAAAAGATGCCCCATCTTGAGCCGCAGCAGTTGATAACGTATCAGCTGCAGTAATAGCTACTTTTTGTGGTACTATAGTTCCTGCTTGTGCTTTATAATCCATTGCGCCACTATTTGGTGTACCCTTGTCTACCCACTTTACGGGGTCACCCTTGAATATACTTTGAGCCTGCGCGGTTAAACCATCAGTGGATGCATAAATAAAGTATTGACCTAGTTTTTGTGTTCCGCCGTTTCCTATTTGAGATTGAACTATTTGCAATCCATAAGGGGCGTTAATGCCATTAGACATAATTATTTCCTCTTTTAATTTAAAATTTATTAAAAAGTATTAAAAATACGTAACAATTCAAAGCGATGCTTAATTGTTATAAAAGATAAGCTAATACAAGCTTCGGTGACCTTTTAACGTCTAGTTATGACGAAAGTAGCTTTTTAAAAGATTTAACTACAAACTACGACCTTTTTAAGTCTAGTCATGACTTTTTTTCTATCTAATTATATTATAGCAAAAAAACTGACACTTTTGCAAATCGTCCTACTGATTTAGGGTTATTTACATATCTTCAATCCCGTGAGCGAGTATTGCTTCAAGTTCTTCTTGTTCTACTTTATTAACTATTTTTTTCCATTTTATATAGTTAATTTCAAATATACCATTTTTTCCGTCTCTTAAATCTTGTTTTACCTCTTCATTACCTAAGGCCATTCTGGTTAACCTTATCAAATAAAAATTATTATTTTCGGTTAATATTTTTTTTAAAGCATTTTTGATTTTATTTTCCGATGGGCCATCGCTAATAAAATCATCAATAAATCCATTTACAAAATTCAAAATAATAAAATATTTTTCTTTTTTATCTAAAATTACTTTAACAGAGAAATACTTTTCCGAGTTTAAGTACATATCTTTTATTTCGTATTCATACATAGCATATTCTCTCGATTAAATTCTTTAAAAATTAACTACCAAATACTACCACAGATACACCATCAAGTACAGGTAGTAAGTTACCAAGCGTATCGGTTGCAAAAACAATGACTTCAGTAGCTGACCTAGACCTAAAGAACACCTGAAACGGAGCTATTACTTCCGTTCCTCTGCTAAGTGCCGTTAATACAGCATAATTACCATCAGGAAAAGGAGTAGCAAACGTTATAACATACGAACCATTTGCTCCGCTAACCGAGGCTATATTAAAGCTACTCTCTATCTGGATATTGTTAGTTGGAGCATTATTATCGTAAAAGAAACAATAAGCTTTAGCAGTAGCAGGATTTATAATCTTCCCCGGTACGCTCATATTACCGACATTGTCAATTTGAGTACTGTTTAAATTGATTACCCCATCATCTACAGTAGCCAGGTTAATATCCTGATCGCCACTTGCCGTAGTAATGGTATTTACCGAGATTAAGAGATTACCTACATTAATACTGGATAATCCTACTAGAGAATCGGCTAAATTAATAATTACGTCGTTTGTTTCCCCATCACCGCTTTGTACATTTATATTAGAGCCGCCTCCTATCTTTCGAGTTACAAAACTTAATGGAGTATTACCGGTTATTACTAAAAACCCATTCTGCACTTGAGTAGTTAGATTATTTAAATTATTCAACGAATCGGCAATTTTAAAAATAATGTTACCGGTCGGAGGAGTAACAGTCGAATTTGTAATCTGTAAACTGTTATTCAGACTTTCTGTAGAAAAGCTTACTATACCGCTGCTACCACCCCCAAAAGGTATTACCTGCCATATTCCTTTACTGGTTAGATTCTCAGTTAGATATATCTGTATTACTTCCCCGGGAATAATTACGTTGGTTAACGGCGTTCCGTCATTATATAAGAGGGTAAAGTCTTTTTGCCCGACATTATTAAACAACAAGCTAGTACCGGTTTCTACAGTATTGCTTGGGGGAAGAGTAATTGTATACGCATCATTTTCAGAAATCACATCATTAATATCGCTGGCGATTTCCCCTTCGGTGCGGGGATAAGGCCAGGATAGTTTAATGTCGCTATTTAGTATGATTTTAGAATAAGACATAATATTCTACATTGCCCTATCTGAAAACGGCATGACTGGATTATAGATGTCCGTTTGTACTTTCTGCAAAGTATCACGCATTACTCTTATAGCTTTATTTTCGTAATATTCCTGCTCCTTAATCCCATAACGCTCGTCTCTTGCAAGAACGATAGTATCACCGGTAGTAATACAATCATTTTCCGATCTTAAGTCTCCTCTATAAGTACGTTTGTTTTTAAGCCTATCAGGAGATACGATATACCACTTCTTTGCGAGTAACCTGTTAATACGTTCAGGGCTATTAAAGGCAAAGTAATATTCTTCGCCCGGTTGCATTATTTCATCGATTAAAGCCTTGAAAGGACAGGTTGAATCAGTGAACATCAAATCAAAATCATTGTTTTCAAGATCATGTTCCCTGATATCTCTATCTACGGACTTAAACTCATTATTTTTGTCTTGTTTATATTTAATTGCCATTTTTTGACCTCATTTCCTTATTATGTTTATCTAGAAGCTCACGATATCTCTCATAAGACATACCGAAAGCAAGCGCCGCCTTTTTCTCTCTATCGCTTAATTCCCTTGTTTTTGGATCAGGGACCCCTTCCATAGGAGCGCGGCTGCGAACCGCTCCAAAATGTTTAGCGGGCATATTTGCAGGGGAAGTATCCTGCGCTTTTAAATTATCGATATACTCATCTATCATGCTGTAATAACTACCAGAACCTATTAGATGTGCCTTATTGGTAGTCTGGTATTTTCTATCTAGTTTTGTAATAAAAGATAATACCTGACCCGCCAGCTTTTCATCATACTCGGGAGTATTTCTATCTACTTCAGGATTACTTTCAAGCCAGCTATATAATCTATCCTCATATTCTCTAGCCCTAAGTTGACTTAACTGTTCTTCGGAATATTCTTTTGGAGGGAAATCGGTTATTTTAGAGGCTTCGTTCAAAGCATGCGTTGCCTTTGAAATATCCGCTGTAGCTCTGCTAACCCCGGCAGCATCCCCGCTTTCTAGTGCTAACTGCAACCTTGCCTGTGCCATTTCAAGTTCACTGGCGACATTGTTCTTATAATGAGTAGAACCGGTATTTATTGCTGTAGCAAGTATTTGTTCCATTTGTAGTTTTTCTTGCTGTAACTGTTCCAAGCGTTCGGCCATGACCGCTTTTTCTGCTCTCTCCTTTCTTAATTTAGCCCAATATTTATTATCTTTTTCAGGCACGGATGTTTTAGCAGCTTTTTCTTCTTTTTCTAAAACATCTGCGGAAATATCACTTTTACCATCCTCGCCCTCTAAGCCCTGCGACCCTTGTTCCAAGTCTTTAGTTTTTACTTCTGCCTCGCTGGCTTCTTCCTTTGAATCTTTATTTTCGGATACTTCTTTTAAAGGTGGAATAGCAGCGTTTAAGTCGCTTGTATTTTCAATATCTATTTTAAACATATTCTTACCTTGATACTTTTGATGGATTATCGACTAGTAGTTTGATTTTAAAATCTTCTACCATAATTATCGGCTCACCCTCATATTTTGACTGCAGAGATGAACCACGGGGGAATATGACCCAGTCTCCTTCTTTTACATAAGGGCCGCTTGGAAACTGATCGCCCTTATAACTATCAGGGCCAAGTTTCAATACCATGCCGACCATTGAGTTATATTCCAGGTCGTCTTTTACCGCCGTTTGCGGAATGATAACTCCTCCTCTTGTAACCTCTTCAACAGGTGGTTTATAAATAAGAATTAATACATTAATTCCGGTAACCGATACTTCCTTGAATCTCTCTATCATTGCTTCCTTATTAAAGCTTTGGAGATCAATTCCTTTGGTTTTAAAATCTTCCGGTTTGTAATTGGTTATTTCACAGTTATTCATTGTTATTTACCTCTATTATGTGTCTGTTAAACAGTTCAAGTGCTATATCAAGACCGGCAATTACTCCGACATGATACTTGTAATCCTCTAGCGTAGAAATTGATGCCGGATTACTTAAAATGCTCCTGTATCTATCAATTTCAGCTTCAATATTTCCTATAACGCCGGAAGTAAAAGAACGTTGCTTATACATGTTATTGCGGTTAATGAAGGTCATTTACTGCTCCTCCCCATATTTCTAGGCTTGACCGCTGCTCCGCTTTTTGTAGCAACGTCCTTTCTAATTTTAGCAGCGCCTCCGCTAGCATACTTATTACAGCTTGTTTCTTTTTCTCTGGCTCTTTCTTGCATTTGACGCATTGCAAGCTCTCTTTTTTGTCTATCCATAAATGATCTCCTCTTGTGTTGGCGTGGATGAAATTTGCGACCGTAGCGCTTCTACTTGCGCCTTTAACTCAGCTTCTTTTGCTTTGTACTCCAGCTTTAGTAATTCAAGCTCATTCTTAGTACTCATTTCCTGTTCCTTAGTTAGCGTATCTATTACTTTTTCTTTCTCGTTTAATTCGAGTTTTAAAAGTTCAATTTGATATTTCTGTTCGGCAACTTGCTGTTGTTCAGTTGCTTTTAACTCGGCTAAATACTTCTCTTGTTCTAATTTTGCTTTATCGAGCTCGATACTTACTTGCGTTTTGTAGCCGTCAGCTTCAATATTTAAATGAGCTAGCCGTTCCTTTGACTCTACTTCCAGTCTTCGCTGCTCTATATCGGCAATCTGTACCTGCAAAGCCGGGTCTATAGGTTGCTCCTGTTGCTGCTCCGGCGGCGCTTCGGGGAGTAGTATCTTATCAATATCATTAATACCGAGTGCCTGATATACTTTTAAATATACCTCTCTCATGTTATGTAGCTCAGGATTGCTGCTAGCTAACTTTAAAATACTTTCTGCCTTGATTATTCGCTGCGTAGAAGATTCAACAGACGGATCGGATACGGGTATGACCTTTAAGCTTTCTTTATCTAAAGGTAGAGACGGCAAGTTGAACATTTTATAAAAGAGTTGTAGCTCC